GTTACAGCATCTAACTCTGCTGGTGGTGCAGATAAACAATCAATGGAATCAATCAAACAGCTAGCGCCGTTTGCCTATGCTTCGCAACAAAGATTGGTAACTTCTCTCGACTACAAATCTACTATATTAAGTAATTATACTTCAGTAGAGGACTGTGCTGTATGGAGTGGAGATCAAAATGTTCCTATTGATTATGGTAAAGTTTATGTGTCTTTAAGTTTCGATCCAAATACAACAACAGCCTCTCGTGATGCAGTAAAGAACTCGATAAAAACTAATTTTACAAAGAATCTAGCTGTGATGTCAATTGATACTGTATTCACAGAACCTGTAAACACTTTCATTGAACTAACAACTAATTTTCAGTTTGATCCAGCTTTAACGGGTTCTACTGTGTTTAGTACAGAAAGTGAAATTTATAATTTTAAGAAAACATACTTTAGTAATAATTTAGGTAAATTTGATGCAGTATATAGAAGATCTAATCTACTTACAGAAATAGATGCTCTAAGTCCTGCTATATTATCGACGCGTCAGTTCGTAAAAGCTCAACTTAGATTTTCTCCAACTGTAGGAGCTAACACAGATCATAGGCTTGCATATCCTATGAAGATAGCTACTCCTGATGATATTCAACCTATCGTAACTACTAGTACGTTCCAATTTAAAAACAAAGTTGCATTAATAAAAAATAGATTGAACTCAACTATATTGCAGATCGAAGACTTGAAAGGGAACGTTCTTTTAGATAATATCGGTGAATATAGGCCACAAGATGGAATAGTCGATATAGTAGCTATTAATCCTGAAGCATTATTATTTGGAGTAAGCTTTTTAAAGGTAAGTGTAATTCCACAAGATGAGAGTGTTATACGACCATTACGTAATTACATTTTAACTTTAGATGAAGACATATCGTCAGCTACAGCAATAATCGATAGACAAACAACCACGCTGGAAATTGATGCATAATGGGACACAGAACTGGATCATCCGAGACTTTAAAGGATTATAAAAGGCTAAGACCTAATCTGCGCAAGAGTATTGTGCAAGAGGCTTTACCTGAGCATTATCGCGAAGACTATCCTAATCTAGTTGAGTTCCTCGAAGGCTATTATGATTTCTTAGATTCAGATCGATCTTTCGGTGGTATGGTCAATGAACTACAAACTGTTCGTGACGTAGAAGATACTAAACTAAAAGAATTAGATTATATTTTTGGAGAGCTAGCTCTCGGAGTATCACATGATCAATTCAAGTTTCCTCGCGAGGCTATTCGTAACTTTGGAAATTTCTTTAGAGTTAAAGGCTCGTTGTTTTCTGGAGAAGGTTTCTTTCGAGGATTCTTTGACGAGTCAGTAGAAATACACTATCCAAAAAGATCTATATTGAATATTGGTGGTGGACAGATAGGACCAAATCATGGTTTTGTTATGCAAAACTCTGCAAAGTTTCAGGTCTTCTCTCTGTTTATTAAATCTCCACTTTCTCTAGAAGCATGGGAACAATTGTGGAGAAAGTTTGTTCATCCATCTGGGTTCTTTCTTAGCGCAGAAGTTTTACTTGAAGGTCAAGATGGCATCGTAATCAAAACTGATGAATCTGTACCAGATCTACGAGCAAATATAGTAAATGTTCCTGGAAATGCTGGTATAACTAAGCTAGCTGCTGGTGAAGTTTCGCACTTAAATGATTACTTCATTAATAGCTATCTCTCTCCAAGTGGCCATATGAATGAGCCACAATATCGTACTAATCCATATCGTTTAGTTGGTCACTTTGGTGATTCAGATATGGCAGTTGGTGTAGGTAGTCAACTATATGCAAGTATTCAGGATGTAATTCCTATATACAAAAATCTAAAAGAGTGGGCCGATTGGGGAATTACATTTGATAATACTATCGATTCAAATGCTACAGCAATTACATTTGATAATAAATACGAAACTTACGATCAGAGAAGATTTGATACTTATCGATCCGATCAAGGACAATACACAGCTCCTGGCTATGTAAAAGGTGGATATATCCTCAATAGTCCGTAAAACTTATATAAATAAGATAAATCACTTTTAGTAGGATTTAAAATGGCAAGACAGATAATTAATGTTGGCACCGCAGGAAATGACGGTACAGGAGATGATCTCCGTACTGGCGGCAATAAGATAAATGCAAATTTTCAGGACTTATATTCTCAGCTTACTGCTGTTAGTTTGAGTCTAAATCAAGCGCAAACCAATTCGAATGGAATTGGATTTGGCTTCAATGGTATTTTGTTTGATGGTGCAACTAAAGATTCTTTTACTACTGTAACTCGTCTTGTGCCAGCTGATCCTACTCAAATTAATATTCAGCAAATGCAGGATAGCTCAGGAGATATCGCTCTTGTAGCTGACATTAAACGTTTAGTAAATCAGTCATACATATTAGGCATTCGTGGTGGTCAGTTACTTGATTCGGCTGCAGCTATCGATGCTATGTTTAAAAATGGTTTCTTAGATTCTTCGCGTGCAGTAAGAATATCACTCGATTCTGCGGATATTACGGGTGTTATTGACTCGGATTATGTACGAGCTAGACAGGCGGCAGGATTAGACTCTGCTGCTGCACTTGCATTTCTCAAAACAGAAAATGATTTAGACTCACACTTTGCAGACAACATTGCATCTCGAGATAGTGATATCACTAAACTAAAAGCAGATGTATTAGCTACTTCCACAGCGTTTACGGATGATATCCAAGAAAATCCTGGTGGAGCTATAAACCTTTACTATACGACTGCTAGACACGACTCAGATACATTAGTTCTCGTTGATTCAGCCTATGTGAATGCACGAGTTCAAGATGCACCAAATGCTTTGGATTCAGCTGAAGGTCAAGCAATGATCGAATCTAACTTTGGTGCTATTAATCGAGACTTGGTACCAATGCTTGATTCAGTGTATGATCTCGGGTCATCAACAAAGAAATGGAAAGATCTGCATCTAAGCGGTAACACGATCTTCCTCGGCGGTGGTACGATATCATTTGATAATAATCAATACACATTTGGTAATGGATCGTTAAAGTCAGAACAAGCGATATCGATGGATTCTGGACAAAGATTGTTCTTCGCTAATGGTGGAGCAAATATCACTCATTCAGTAAATCCACAAGTTAATTCATTAATGATGAGTGCTAACACACTTACATTACGTACTGTTGACGATGTTAAACCAGGTTGGTATATAAAGAGTAACTCGCCTGCAGGCGGAGCATTTAGCAGATTAGGTGATGCTGGTTTGGTTTTTGTGCCACATAACACAAATACTAATCGTACACAATTTAGCACTAACGCTTTCTATTCTGATGATTATCGCAAAGGTGCTATACATTATTCGACCACTGATAATAGAGTAGAAATGTCAGATTCTGATGGTTGGTTCCCAGTCCATCGCAATAACGCAGCTGTCACATATATGACATTTGGTAGAGATCCTTCTACTGCAAATGCTACTAATACTGATTTATTCGCAACAGATGGTGTACTACAAGGCTACGTAATGCCAGTACCCGGAACTATTACACATGTGACTGCAAGAACAACAGCGAGTAATTACAGCAGTGGCTCATCAACTTTCTTATTAGATATCGATGTGAATGGTATTACGCAAGCATCGCGTTCTGTTGAAGTAACATCAAACGGTACGATTATATTGAATGATACTTTAAATGTAACGTATGTTGCAGGAGACACACTGAGTGTGGCTCTAACACAAGATGCAGGTCACACAGCAACAAATACAGTAGCAGTACTTAGGATTCAGGAAGATTAAACCATGCCAGCAATTGTAACAGACGGACTTAGAACCTTACTCGCAAGACAATTTTTTGATCAGTTCGTAAATGCGACATCAAGATATTATGTGAGCATTGGCAGATCAGAAGTATGGGATAGTTCTGATACTGTTCCTACACCTACAAACACACCAACTACTGTTTCTGGTGCACGACATCAAATGCAATCTATCAAAAAAGTACAAGCTGTGTCTCTTGTTGTGCCTCGTTATAATTGGTCAAGTGGAACTATCTATTCGCAATACGACAACACAACTTCTGGATATCCAACACAACCATACTATGTAATGAATGAAAACAACAATGTTTATATTTGTTTAGAGACAGGTAGAAATAATAATGGTGTAGCTGTACCATCGATCGTAGAGCCAACTCTTGCTAATAATCACTCATTTAGATTAGGTGATGGTTATGTTTGGAAGTTCTTATTTACTGTAAGTGCTGAACGTGCAAATAATTTTATGTCTTCAAATTATATGCCAGTTAAAAGACAAGATGCAACTGATTCTAACTCAACTGGTATACAATTGAAGCAAGAAGAGATACAAGATACTGCAATTCCAGGAGCAGTCACTTCTGTGATTATTACAAGCGTTGGATCTGGCTACACTTCAAATCCAACTGTCACTATTACTGGTACAGGTAGTGGAGCTAAAGCACACGCCCGTATCGATTCAGCTACTGGTACACTCGCTTGGATCAAGATGAATGATTCTGCTACAACTCAAGCTTTAGGTTCTGGATACACAGTAGCACAAGTAAAGTTAACTGGTGGTGGAGCTCTTGCAACTCAAGCAACTGCACGACCAGTTTTAGGCCCAGATTCTGGAATTGGTGCTGACTGTAGAGTTGACCTCAAATCTGGATCTATTATGTTCCACAGCCGTATCGAGGGCACAGATAGTAACTTTATAGTTGGCCAAGACTTTAGACAAGTGACACTAGTAAAAGATATCAAAGATGATCAAGGTATTGTATACACACAAACTACTGGTAGCACTCTCAAGAAAATGACTTTAAATACTATCGTAACTGCATTTACTCGAGATAAAAAGATTCGCGGCACAACTACATTAGCTGAAGCGTATATAGACGATATTGACTCAAATGAAATTTATTATCACCAAACAGATAGTACAGGGTTTACAGCTTTCCAAGACGGAGAAGCACTAACTGAAGCGAATGGAGCAGGAACGGTATAATCGATTCCGCTCTTATTCGTCCACCTGTAGATCCAAATACTGGTGACATATTATACATAGACAATAGATCACCAGTTTTAAGATCTGCTGTACAATCTGAAGATGTTAAGATCATTCTGCAGTTTTAAGGATTAATCATGCCATTAAATTTTAACGACACCACCTTTAGTACAAGATATAAAGATGATTATTCTGATAGCGATGGCTATTATCGTATCCTCTTTAATAGTGGTAAATCACTGCAAGCGAGAGAGCTTACGCAGATGCAAACCATTATTCAAAGTCAGATTGAAAAATTTGGTAGTTCAGTACTAAAAGAAGGCTCAGTAGTAAAGGCTGGTGGATTTACTATTGACAATGCGTATGAGTTTGTAAAACTCGATCCAACTTCTACCACTACAACAGCTACAGTTGGTACTACTTTGACAGGCGCAAATTCTGGTGTAACTGCAGAAGTATTAGAAGTCGTAGCTGCAACTGGTTCTGATCCTCATACAATTTTTGTTAGATATACAAACACCACAAACTTAGCAATAGGCACAAGCACTCCGAGATTCCAATCAGGTGAAGCACTCGGTAATGGTATGATAGTGCAAATTATTAATACAACTGCAAATCCAGCTGTGGGTAAAGCCACTCGAGGTACAGTTGGTGAATCTGTATTTTTTACTCAAGGCTTCTTTGTTTATGTTGAAGAGCAAAGCGTATTAATTGATAAGTATTCTGATATAGCAAGTGGAGAAGTAGGATTCAAACTTGTACAAGATGTGGTAACAGTTGACGACACAAATGCGCTCTATGATAATCAAGGTACTCTACCTAATTTGACAGCTCCCGGTGCTGATAGATATCGTATAAGGTTACAGATCACATTAAAATCAAATGTGGCTTCAAATGAGAATTTTATATCAATCGCAGTAATCAGAAATGGTGTTGTCTTTTCAGCGGTTGATGATAATCGCACTACAATGTTCAATGTGCCAAGAGATTTCGTAGCTTTAAGAATAAAAGAAAATTCTGGCGATTATACAGTAAAACCATTTAAGATATTTTTTGAAGAAGATTCGTCTAACAGTCATCTAATATTGAATATAAGTGATGGCATTGCAGTAGTGGATGGTTACAGAGCAGCAAGATTAACACCATCAAAAATACGTGTAGCAAAACCCGTTAGTACTTTTGAAAAAGAAAACGATGCAGTTGCAGTTGACTTTGGAAACTATGTAGTAGTAAATCTTGATTCTGCAATAAATGGACCGGATATTAATACTTTCTCATTGCAAAATTTACGTGATGACTCATCATATCAAGGCAGTACCATAGGTACTGCGCGGGTGAGAGCAATTACTGAATATGGATCAGAGCTAAGATACTCGC